GTACAATGCACACCCAACTCTGCCCATTGCTCTTAGGCATGTGCTTAAGCTCAATGATACCGGAGTCTACCGCGGCCTGGAGAATCAACGCACCTACTCCATTAAGCTCTGCGGTACTCCATGCCAGGTCATCGTACGCCATACCTTCAATGCGGTTGGCGCTCGCTACTAGAGTACGTTTACGGTGATTAGCGGAGCGTGTACCATTGTCCTGCATGTACTGGTCTACCGAGCGCATGTACCCCGGAGCAGCAATACTGAGCATATGGTGCATGTACTCCATATGAATCTGCGGACCCACACTTGTAATCAAGTCCTGAGCCAGCGGGGCACTACGGTCCATGCGCAGTTTCATAGTACACAGATTCAGTACCTGGCGGATACCTACCAGTGCACATTTGTCGTAACCAACAGTGCGGATGTACCCACGGTACTTACCGCCAAGACCACGTGTACCAGTACAGCAAATACTCTCTAATGATTCCTGGAGCAGTTTGTGCAGACGAATACTCAGGATGCGCCCTACGTAGTGGTCCGCAGTACGCCCCTCTGCTGATTCCTTCTCCCAGTGCGCCATAGCATCCAAGATGCCCTGTGTTGTGTACTGCTTTTCAAGTTCAATCTGGCGTTCTTCGAGAGTCATTCGTACCTCAGAGGTATACGTTTGTTCTTGTTGCAATGCTACGCCGCACTGCGCTCTGTGTTTCTTTATCCAACCTACTAATGTACTCACGCGCCCGGTCGTACCGACCAGCATTCATATCGGTGAGGACTTGGGCTACGTGGTCTGTTGCTGTATCTTCATCAAAGCTAAGCTCTCTCTGTCCAGCCATAGTTGATACATCTCCATATAATGTTGCGCGGAGACATCATCCCCGCGCTCTACAGCCGCCTCGTACTTAGTGCGGCACCAGTCAGAGCAACTCAAAGGTCTGGGCGCTCATCATCCAATGGCGGAGCACCCTCTCCAAAGAACGCTTCAAACATACTAGTTTCCATTCTTACGTGCCTCCAATTCTAGAATAAACAATGCGTTACAAGCAGCGTGGGCCAGGTGGCTCATCCCGCTCTCCGGGTCGTTCACTTCACCTTTGCTGTGCGCAGTGAGGTGACGCAGCAGCGCTGCTAGGTAACGGTCCTCGCCTTGTGGCACAGTCTGCCAACTGTGTGCAGCGTACTTCTGCGCGCCGAAGGTGAGGATTTGGGATACTTGCTCAAGTGCATTCGGGCAGCCAGACAGCAGTAAGTCCATACGGGGCTTACCCCCATCGTACTTCATGCCACCAGGACCAGTTGCAGCACTACCCGTAACTGGGGTATCCGTTACATCTGTGAAACGTTCCAGATAGAATGTACGTCCAGGAAAGGAGTCTAGAATATACCTAATACCACCATCGTTGAGACGCCCTGTGTAAACTTTTCCAAGGGTTAACAGCCTATCATTCGCTGAGCCTTTATCTACTTCATTCGTGTATTTTAGTAACATTACTTATCATCCCCATGAGAAATTAAATCAGTACGCATTGTATCATAATGCGTCACCAGGTGGCAAGTCAGACCGAGGCTGCGCAGATGATATGCCACATGCGGCAGGTCATCGAAGCAGCACAGGATATTCTCCAGGCCGATACTGCGGAGGAACTCCTCCTTGATTACCGTGTCCTTACGGTTGTCGGATTGACTGCGCATAACGAGATTGTCGTACTGTACGCCATTATCACGCAACCACTGCACAGTAATAGCGCGCGCTATATCACTGCGCCCAGTCAATATGACTGTATGGTGTGTCTCCATGAGTAAGTTACAGAGTGCTATGTTGTCCTGAAATGGTAAGTCATCTATAGCTGCTAGGTTGAACTCAGTCCAAGATTCCGTCTTATCATAATTCTTGGTAGGGAGAAGGTGCAGACGGTGACGCCCATCTGCGAGCGTACCGTCCAGGTCCCAGATAATAACGTTCTTCATTTGCTTCGTCTCTCAGAGATTACAATTAAAAGGATTCCGATTGCCAGAAGTGCTAAGCCCCAACCCATCGACCACTCTCCGAAAGCAACATTGGAATTAGCTGTGGACAACCATCGGTGATTACCATGCAGCCCAGGATAGGCTTCTTACGGTGCAGCTTACCGTATGCAAATGCCATGCTGTCTTTATCAATCAAGCACCCGGCATACGCGCCAAAATAAAGTGCAGATGAAGATGCAGCATACTGTACTTCAAATCTTCCGTGCTCGTGTCCCAGAACAAGAGATGTCCGTTCGTGGGATGCATTAAGCATGAAATCACCAGAGACCTGATGTTGGAATCGCACGAGTCCCAGTGGTGTATTAAGCACCCACGCATCCGCCCATGACCACCCAGGGGCACCGTGTTCCGGAAACAGAATATCCCGGTATTTCTTGATAAACTGGACAGGTAAACCGTGCGCTTTAGCGCGGCGATACACCAGACTCCCATGATTGGAGTCACACACCAGAAGGTTCGGGAACAACTCATGTACTTCCTCCAAGACTAGTTTAGCTTTCTCCAACTCAACACCCGCACTATCTAGATTCGGGTCAGAGTCGTGGAAGCTTATCGCGTGCCCGTCCGTTTCATCCCCGACTTGAATAACCATGTCAGGGCGGTACGAATCCCTAACCGAGCGTAGGAAAGCAATAGCATCAGGATGAGTATAGGGAGCATGAAGGTCCCCAACAACAAGAATTCGCTTACAAGTAGCAGGAACATAGGTATCCCCGATGTCATCACTCGGGGAGGGTTGGATAAGTCTACGAGACTCTTTAATAGCATTGTTAGTCGCACCTGCTTTGCCCTCATTGTCAATGAATACCTGTCGCCAGTACCGTACCATCTGGCGGTACACTACCGGTTCGTCGAACCCGCCCAGCACGTTGTACTGCGCAGCGGCCTGGGTATCGTCCTTAAACTGCGATAGGATTGATACGTGCTGGTCGCGGGTGAATAGTGCTTTGGCTGAAATCTTAGGCATTAAGCTTTACCTTCTACTTTAACAGTGATAGGACTGAACGTAAACAAATTACCATGACCCGCTGCAGCGGTGTCGTCGTGTACTCCTTGTAAGTACTGTTTAAACTGGGCACGCATAGCCCGCTTCCACAGTGCCATGATACGTTCATCGTCCGTCTCACAGCCAACAACATACTTCTGGAATGCATCCAGTTCATCTCCAGAATCTGCTCTACTCTGAATGTACTGCAACACATCTGAAACTGAGTCCGTTGACAGTACTAGGGAGAAATCAAAACTTACCGTACCTGTGAATGTCTTACTCAATGTCGTAACCCTCGTTGCGTAGAATTGTCTTGGCGATGGATACCGCCTGGTCCCGGTTGAGGTAGATAGTCTCTACACCTGGCTCAATAGGCCCCTGCCCATTCAGGTGCTGTACGAGTTCATAAGTGCAGTACTTATCCGGGCCGATATTAAGATGCGTCTCGTGTAGCGCACCACCATCAATTAGTAGGTCAGTCTTGCTTAACAGTAACACGGCGACTCCTCACGGTTGCTCTAGCCTTACGCTCTGCACGGCGCACACGCTCTTTGGCGTTACGCTGTATGCGGAGTTCCTCGGCGGTCTTATGGGTTGGGTACAGCATCTCCTGGGCTGGTTGCTTCAAGTACGCTACCAGGTTCTCCAGCCATGGCAGTATGTTCCCGTAGTCCATACTCTTAGCACCCCAGCGCCCAGCGGCGTTAGCTACCTTTCCCTCTGCTGCGTTGCATGAACGGTGTAGCGCGCCGCGTATCTGCCCGGTGCCGTGGTCATGGTCCAGCACCAGAGCACCCTTCTCTTTCAGGTCGATAGGCAGCCCACACAATGCACACACGCCGCCCTGCTGTTGCAGGAGGCGCATGGCGAATGGGCGTACCTGACTACGGGTTAGTTTTCTCATACAATAGCATCCATAAGCATACGCTCAACTTCATGGTGTACCCAATCCTGGGGTATGAAGTAACCTACCACTTCCCCATTGATATACTTGAACTGCTTGTATAGCTTATAGCTATGGTTGATATATGGGGTAAGGATAGGCTCGGGGTCTTCTAGCTTGAATACTGCCTGGAATGCTTCGGGTAGATACACCGACATAATATTATCTTGTACATCCAGAACCTTACCACGATGGTACCCACCTATAATCTTTACCTTCATCCCAAGTACTCCATGCCGAACTCAGTAGCCAGTTCACGGTACAACGTCACGTTACGCTTGCGCAGCTTCAGCAACTCGTGCTCCAGCAGACCAATAGGCGCTTCATAATCATCGAACATCTCACGCAAGTGCGTTGCATCCTCGGCATCCCGAGTCGCAGCCCCCTTCCCACGGGACATCACATCCGTCGTGTCGATTGCCACTCCCGTGTACTTCAGTTCGCGAGCTACTCGGCGTGCTTGTTTGTTCATCTTCGTCATACTGTTCTTCCTGTCGTGCCTTCAGTTTAAATTCAAGTACTTCTTGGTGATACTGGTGCAGTGAATCTAACCACTGCTGGAGGTAATCTGGTAAGCCAAGCTCAGAGAGATACGCATGGGCGGTGTCGTCCAGAGAACGCCGGAGCCAGAGGCATTCCGCTTCTGCCAATGGATTCTGCTGAGCCGCCACATAAGCCCGTAGGATGAACTCTGCGGCGTCGCTTTCTGAGGTAATACCTTCGAGTGCATTGTACGCTCCCACAGCTCCACAGAGCTTCCCATTGAGTCTGGTGATGCCTTGCACGTTATCCGCAGTGTCTCCCATGAGCATCTGTGCCCAGAAGAACTTCGTACCGTGCCCGACTACCTTAGCACCACCGCTTTCCTTATGCTTCAGCTTAATCCAACCGAAGCGGTCTGGGATGTAATCGATACGCCCCTCATCGGCAACCCACAATGGGCCGGGTGTGATGTTCAAATCCTTATCACCCGACACCATGATAGCACGGTCGCCGTACAGCAGTGCATCCATCATTAACCCATCGTCAGCTTCCCTATCCCGCCAAGGATGGACACTCCAATGGGACTCCCAATCCAGAGTAGGAATGGCGCGGCGTAGCGGACTAAGAAGTGCTGGCTTCGCTTTACCATCTCGGTTTGCTTGATATGGTTTAACAGTTGGGTAGTCGAATCTCCGGAGCTTCTGGCAGCCGGACTCTGTAATGTGTACTCGGACTGTTTCTGCATTGACTAAGAACCTCTGTGTCTCAACTAGTGTCTGAAAGCGGCGTACGGCTGTGTCCAAGTTCTTCACTGTAGCCGCAGC